TCTGGGCATTAAAGACACCAGCAGGAACGCAGAAGAAAGGAATGTAAGTAAGGAAGGAAAGATAAGGAAAGGCATGAAGTGAGTGAGAGGAGCGTAAAACTGCGATTTAAAAGAAATGGGACCGAAGAGCGGCCGGAAGGCATTTGCGGAAGAGGTCTGGCTTCATAAAGCGGCGGGCAGAGCGCGCCACGTCCAGGGCCAGCGGACTGTCCATATTGGCCCAGGACAGTAGTTCCATATAATTCTGCCACTTGCTCTGATTGTGGGGGTCACGAGACTCAAGAATAAGAGTTCGGTAATGGATGCCCTCGGCCGAGTAAGTCGGGACCTTACCTCCTAACTCAAAACCAGAGAACTCACCTGTGAGCCCATTATTGTTCTTAAAGACCCATGGGGAGTCCGGGAAAGGCAAGGAAGTGCAATACCGGTCTATGGCCTCATCGTCGCCGTTAATGGCGACGGTGTCCTCCAAAGTGACACAGTTGATCAAAGTTGCAACAACGGCACGACGAATGCTGTTCATGGACCATGTGTAACGGTCTCCAGAATTCTGCATGGTGGCCATGGGGCCGTGCTGACTACGTGAACTGAGCCGGCGCTCAATATAGGACTTAATGTACTCGGCGGGGAAACCACAAGAGTGCATGACGTGAACATCAAAATTTAAAACGCCGGCGTCACAACCAACGTCCCAACGGGTGACGTCGGACGTGTGCACGCCGTTGCCGACGCGCCAGCGTTTTTGGTACTCCTCTATAAACTTCTGCGGGCTCATGCGTCTATAGAACAGTATGTTAGAAGGAAAGGCATCGAACAGTTCGTTCTCAAGGAAGAGAGCGAAAGGGGCGTCAGCCAGGGTTTGAGAGACATCGTACTCGTGAATTAGTTGCCCGGGAACGGCATGCTGCAAATGTCTCTTCTCCTCCTTGCGGATAACTTGATTCTTCAAGGAGATCTTGATGTCAGAACCCGTTCGATCTGGGTCGTGTGCCTTAAGTTTGGCGCGAACGGCCTCATGAGACCGGGCCTTCTCGTACTCCTCAATGGCAAGATCACTGTACTCGCTATGCTTCAGAGCCGTCCATTTGGGAGGATTCGGGACCAATCGGTCAAATTCATCGCACATGTCTCTACGAGAACACTTGGCCATGCGACGGGCATTGGCCTTCTGCGACATTGTCTTAAGACGTCTTTGAACGGAGAGAAAGTATGTTGCGGTATCGGAGCGTTTATGGTCGTGCGGGTTTACGAAAGCGACGTCTTTAAACTGATTGGTTGAACCACCTCGCCCGGGCAGCTCCCGGTCTTCCTTAGCATGCCAATGAGTCTCCCGAATGTAAGTGTCGGCAGATGGGGCCACGGGGTCGAAATGTTCAACGACGGCACCCTGCTCAACTGCGGCGTCCACGACAACATGGCGTGAGGCGGCGGCAAACACACTCTGAAACTCCCCTCTAGATACGGAGGAACCGACTTTGGCAAACCAAGACAAGGCAGGCATCGAAGAATGTAGGTGCCGGTAAAAGGCCGCCTTAACGATGGCATCAGGCTGAGCCAAAGCACTGCCGCCTTGAGAGCGAATAGCATAAACCAGAGCATTCATAATGTCACTAGCGGTTGGTGGAGCCCTAACTGTGGAACTTGGATCCATCGCGTTAAGATGAAGGTAGCAACCAGCCTTGCTGCGAGTGAGACCAACGTAAGCAGTCCTGTCAAGCAGAGCATCCTCGAGGGCAGTGATGTCCATCTCGGTCTCCACCGTAAAGTCCTCACCTTGGACACCAGAAAAGGTGTAAGCCTCTCTACCGGCCTCGGCTAAGTTCTCAGCATAACGCGGAGAAGTGGTTAAGACCGGCAGCCCTATCTTTGGGCCAACCGTATGAGTGAGATGTCCTCTAACTTGGTTGGTGGTGTGAACACCTAGGGTATCAGCTAGTATGCCGAAGCCCCGATGGGTGATAGTGGCATACTTGGTCACGAAAGGGGAAAGAGCTTGCAGTGGTCCCGGATCATAGCGGCTTTGAGTGCCCGCAACAGGAAACCTAGCGTACCCCTGCGCCGGGTCACCATTGACGACGATGGTTTTCACAAGAGGGTTGCACAGGATAACCAGG